CTTAAAAGTTGAATCTTGAATACGGATCTTCGCTAGACAGACTCGTATTTCTAAGTGTAACTTTTTCGTACGCCGCAATACCTTTTTCTATGTCACCAAAATAGTTCTCATTTGATTTATTTGTTTTCTTATATATCTGCATTTGCAGGCTTGCACATGCATTCTCAATCGCATACATAAAAGATTGCTTATATTTTATTTCTTTTTCTGTAAGCTCAAGACCATTATAGGTTTCTGTTAAAACACCGTACACAACTTCATCAGAAAATTGGCTGATCTCAAATAAGCTTTTGATAGCCATTAAACATTGCTGCTCAAAATAAGTTTGAATGGGACATTTAGCACGACCGATGTACATGGGTTCTGATATGTTAAAATCTAGTGCTTCTGTGTCTGCTGTCAAGTTAACTATGGGAGTTGGTGCAGACATATCAAAATTTACTGTTAGTTCTTCTGTAATTTTTAGAAACTCGTCTGACCTAGCGGTCTCATCAATCAAAGCGTAAAATGCAGACACTTGCTCATCTGTTAATGGTGTTGCTTTCACAGGTTCAATTAATGCTTCTTGATAGATTTGATTAAAAAAACCATTGGATTGTTCAAGCTCAAACAAGTACTTTAAAACTGTGGGTTCATACTGCTTTTGTAATATTTTGGGTTTGACATAACCATGAACACATATCTCACCAAATATATCATTATAAACAGAGTGGCACAATGGTTTGATTGTGTAAAGTTTTGTCAAACCACTTTTGACAATTATCCTACCATGTGTATCCTCTTCTACATTTAATGACTCTGAAGACATTTCTATATCCATTTTTCCAGGAGTAATATCATAATAAAATGGGCTATCGTCTATAGATGTAAACTTACGAAAGTGTCCAGGTTCATCTTTGTATTGATATACAATTTTTGCCTTATGTTGACCCTTGGTTAAAAACAAACAATGTTTGAATTCTAATGTTGTTATCATGGTCAAGCATGATGTGAAAACTTCATAATGATCTTTGCCAGGAGGTGAATCAAATAGGACATTAATGATCATTGTGTTTTCCATCTCACCTACTACTTCAACTTTGCAATATGCACGATCTTTTCTGCCTTCAGCTACGCCTCCTAGCCATTTGTCTGTGATATATATTCTTTTCTCGAGCAAAGAAACTAACATTATATTTTCTTGCTCAATTATAGAATAAAAGCTACTCTGAAGGTTGAATATGATTAAGAGCGCTGCGAGGATCTTTGTGTCTAATTTGCTAAGATGAGGATATAAACCTGGGCTCACCAAGAAGTTTTCCAGCACTTCTAATGGTGTAATGTGGTGATTGTTACACGCAACAATAAATGCCGTCTTGATTGGCAGCTTACCTCCACATTTGAGTAACCTTGTGTTAGATAAAATGGATTTAAAGTCTGCTAAATCACTAATCTCATCATAACTTTTGAGTGAATAAGACACAAGTAAACCAGGTATCTGATGTCTAATTAATAGATGAATTGTATCGTTAATGTTCTTTGATTGAGGTGCTGTAGTATAAGTGGAAAATTTTGTCGAACTTAAGCTTAAGATTAGCTTCATTATCATGCCTAAACATCTTTTATCATAAGTCAAAGGTATAGGCAAGATCTTCTTTAGATAGGCGATGGTTCTTATTTGATAATCACTTAAGGGCTCAGACTTAAAATAGGACATCACTGTCTCTATTGTGCATCTTGGTAAAGTCACATTGTCGCCATATCTGTGTTGATTTAGATACAACAAATTAGCTGTGAACTTTCCTTCATATTTTTCAACAACGTATGCATGATTTCTGCATCTCGCAAATATTGCTTCATCAGAAAAAAACACAGGCGTGTCTGATTTTACAGATTTCATGTGCTCTACACAAGAGTGGTATGTTCCCTCATAATCACCATAATGCCAGATAGGCCGTTCTCGATTGATCATGATCCTCAAATACTGATCAGACTGACTTTTTTCTAAGAAGCTATTTATAGACGATTTAGAATACAGCTGAGCTGCCACTTTGACTTTGGATGATAGAGAATCTGTGGACTTTATGTATAGTATTTCAGGATGTTCATTCACATATGTTGACCAGAGATCTTTTGATATAATTTGTTTAATCATGTTGATGTTACGCTTCAACCGTCTTGGCTTTTTGAGTACCATGTGAATTGTTTCATGTGTTATGCCAGCTGTGGGGTCTACATCATAAGATTTGTATAATAGCTCATAAGCTTCTTTATTGTATCCCATGTTGTAATTCATGTAGTTCCAGAAATCTGGGCCTAAGAATTCCATCAAAGCTGGGTTGTAAATAGGGTATACGCCAAACTCATACGGCATTATTCTTCGAGATTCAAAAAGAGATCCTACATCATTAATCCCATTCTCATATGTGCCAAAACAAGATTCTAAATAGTTTTTATTCAGGTAGTGAGCAAGCAAACATAAGATAGATGAAGCACCATTTTCTTTAAGCTGACGAATCTGATTGTAAGACTCATTTACAGCATTTTTAAAAGAAAAGGCAAGTTTACTACTACAAGCAACCATGCTAAACTTGATCAATGGGCTAACGTTAGTTAGACCGTTCATGAACAAAGAGTTAAACTCCACACCAATTGCACTTAGAGCTGATTTATCCTTTGACTGCATAATCCCCATGAGCTTCAAACTTGCAACATCTGCTGCTCTATATAAATTCAAAGATATTTGTGTCTCATCTTGCAAAGACAATATAGTTCCTCTGTCATCTGATGATATTTGGTCCCATATGACAGGCATCTTTACATTAAATCGTGAACAAAGACCTTTAAGTATATAGTTTCGCAATTCTAATTGGCAATCGTGAATGTAAGATGATGTATAATGCAATATGCCTTGGCCCATATGACTATGACATTTGAATGTGATGAGACCAAATTTAAGGAAATTCTTCCGCAACTCTTCTAATTTGGGATCTTTTTCTTGTCTGGTTTGGTTTGTCAACCAACTCACCCATAAAGACTTAGGGATTTCAATGTCTTTGTTATTCATGCCAAGCAAAAAGTCGTATATAACTCTTGTTAATGCAAGATTACTATCTTCATATATCTTAAAAGCGTATGCGAACATAAAAGGCATAAAATTGGGTGACCAACTAGTATTATCAATAGTGTGGAAAGCAACAGCTGTTGAACTTTGCAATGACAGTTTTATAGCTCTTGCACTATTATTTTCTAGAATTGAGAATTTTGATTTTGAATGAGTTAACATATCATGATTACTTTTATACAATAAATTTTTAGCTGTTGATTCGATTATAAATTGTTTTAATCGCGTTGGATAATTCATTATAAATATTTCTCTTGATGTGAGAAATTGCGATTTGGGTACCTCACAAAAATAAGGATCTTTGTAGCTTATTGTGCATCTTTTAGCTTCTGACCATATGGTTGGATCATTCCAGTTGCAATGATTAAGAATTACAGCTGCTACTTTAATTTTCTTATCTGAATGTTGCTTAGTTATGTCTTTAATATCTGATTTTTTAACATCAATGGTAAATGTTTC